AGATGCTGTATCTACCGATTTAAGATATGGTGGAAATGAAAGAAGTGTTATTGCTGGTGAGTACTATTACTTATATCCATCAGAAGCAACAAGTGTTCAAAAAACACAAACTATCGATGGTATCGTACATGCAGCTAACTTAGTTCAAAAATTAATTCAGAATGTAGTATTAGTACAACCTTCAGAAACTAAATTAAGTATTTGGAATACGATTAGAGATAATAGAACTTTAATTCAAAAAGAAGTAACTGAATACATTGATTACACATTCCCATTCTTTACATATAATAGAGAAAAGTGTAGAAGAGATGTTGGACACATCTTAGATGGTGTTGCAACCGATTTCTTATGGGGTGGTAATCAACGAAGTATTAAGAGTGGAGAATTTTATTACTTATTCCCATCTGAAGCAACTACCGTACAAAAAGTAGAAACTATTGAGGGTATTGTATATGCTAAGAATTTAGTTAGAGATATAATTACACAAAAAACATTTACTCCAACAACAGCAACTTATGACCCATCAAATGGAGACTTTGTATTTACTATTTCTAAACATGGTTTAGATGTTGGGGATGAAATTTGTATAAGACCAGAATCGTTTGTATTCACTTGTACAATGGATAATAATAGAACGGAACATAAATTACCATCAATTGGACAACCAGCATATAATAATAAATTAAAAGTTAAATCGGTAACCGAAGATACTATAACTGTGGATGTTGGTAAATCAGGTCCTAATGTAGAGTTCACACCTTCTTCTGCATCTTATGACCCAGCAACTGGAGAATTTGTAATCACAACTGGTAATCATAGTTTAAGTATTGGTGAGGGTATCGTATTAGATACTGGTTCATTTGCATTCACTTGTGATATGGACAATAACCAATCTGTTAAATCTTACCCTCGATTTGGAATAGACCCATTTGCAGGTCGTTCAATGATTATAACTGATGTTACTGATACAACAATGACTGTTAATGTTGGAGTATCGGCTCCGAATAAATTATTTACACCAACTGATGTTGATTACAACGCATTGAGTGGTGATATGGTTGTAACTGTTGGACAGCACGGATTAGGAGTAGGAAGAAGTGTAGTATTAGAAAACGAATCTTTTGCTTTCACTTGTGACCAAGATGGTGATACATCTGTTCACTCTTACCCAAGATTAGGTTCAGACCCATATGCGGAACAATCAATTGTAATAAATTCAGTTGGAACTACATCCCATACTATAACTAATGCACCTTATGATGCATCTACTGGTGATGTTACTATAACAATCGCAGGACATGGATTTAGTAATGGAGATTATATCAAACTTTCTGATAATTCTCTAACCTATACTTGTATATTAGATGGTAATAGTGTTGAGAAATCATATCCAAGACCTGGTTATGATTACCCATCTGGAAGATGGTTAGAAATTTCTAATGTAACAACTAATACTTTCGATATTAACATTGGTTCATCATCTTACACATCAGCTCATACTTTTGTATCAGCTACAACAAATGGTTTAGAAAGACAAACTGGAACATTTACAATAAACGTTGGAGATGGTGGAAGTGCAAGTGGCTCAATACATACATTTGTATCAGCATCAATAAACGCTGTAAAACATTTACCACAATCAGTTCATACTTTTGTATCAGCTTCTAATGGAGCAGTAAAACACCTACCTCAGGCAGGTCATACTTTTGTTAGAACTCAAAATAACTCAATAAGTGTTTTATCTCAATTAATAACTAAAACTCCATCTAAAGTTTCTAATAGTGATGGAAATATAAAAGTAACATCATTTAATTCAGTATCTTCATCAATTGCATTGAGTGGTTCATATCAAACTGAAGTTAGTGAATCATATGATATTGTAACTGGAATTATAAAAACAGGTATTGAATCATTCACACCTAAAACAGCAACTTATGACCCTGCTAATGGTGATTTCTTAATGACTGTACCTAAACATAATTTACATAGTGGTGATAGTATCTATCTAAAACCTGAATCATTTGTATTCACTTGTGATATGGATGGAAATAGAACTGAGCACAAACTTCCATCAATTGGACAACCTGCTTATGATAATAGATTAACAATTAAATCAACAACATCAGATACTATAACTGTAAACGTTGGTAAATCGGGTCCAAATGTAGAATACAATCCATCAACTGCATCTTATGACCCAGCAACTGGGGAATTTGTTGTAACTGTAGCAAGTCATAGTTTAAGTATTGGTGAAGGTGTAGTAATGTCACCTGAATCATTCGCATTTACTTGTGATATGGATAACGACCAATCAGTTAAATCCTACCCAAGAGTTGGTATTGACCCGTATTCAGTACGTTCACTTCCTCTTACGGCTGTAACTGATACTACAATGACATTTAATGTAGGAGTATCAGGTCCGAATAAATATTTCACACCTGTATCTGCTTCTTACAATTCTCTAAGTGGAGATATGACTCTAACTGTTACTGAATCATTCGGATTGGGTGTTGGTAGAAGTGTGGTGTTAGAAAACGAATCATTTGCATTCACTTGTGATATGGATAGTAACGTAACTACTCATTCTTATCCAAGAAGTGGTTCTGACCCATACGCTGAGCAATCAATAAAAATCACTTCAGTTGGAACTACTTCTCATAGTGTAACCGATGCACCATATGATTCTGCAACTGGTGATGTAACTATTACAATAGCTAACCACAATTTCAATAATGGAGATTACATAAAATTAGATGATAATTCTCTAACTTATACTTGTGTATTAGATAAAAATATAACTACAAAATCTTACCCAAGACCTAATTACGATTATCCAAGTGGAAGATGGTTAGAAATTTCAAATGTAACAACTAACACATTTGATATCAATATAGGTTCTTCACCATATGTAGGTTCACATACATTTGTATCAGCAACTACTAATGGATTGAAGAGACAAGATGGAACGTTTACAATTAATGTAGGAGATGGTGGAAGTGCTTCTGGTTCATTACATACATTCGTATCAGCATCCAATAGAGCAGTTAAACATGAACCTCAATCAGTTCATACTTTTGTATCAGCTTCCAATGGGGCATTGAAACATTTACCTCAATCAGCTCATACATTTATTAGAACTCAACGAGATTCAGTAAGTACTTTACCTATATTAACTGAAAATATTGAAGGATTAATTAAAATTAATGATACATCTCAATTTACTTCTTCACTAAGTGGTAGTGAAGTTGAATCAGCATTTGTAACTCGTAGTGTAGGGTTTATTAATGATATTATTAGATTCGGAACCGATGATACACCATTTGCATTAGCTAAGTGGTTTGATGATACATTAGATACTCCACAACAACTAACAACTGGTTCTTATGTAACTGCTAGTGGTACTTATGTAACTGATACTGAATTTGGTATTGTAAGTTCATCATTTGGAGAAATTATTAATATCATAGAAAATGGTACAGATTCATTTACTCCAACAACAGCAACTTATGACCCATCAAATGGAAACTTTGTAGTTACTATTCCAAATCATACTTTGGATATTGGAGATGAAATTTATATAAGACCAGAATCGTTTACATTTACTTGTACGATGGATGGGAACAGAACTGAACACAAATTACCTTCAGTTGGACAACCTGCTTATACTAATAAATTAGAGATAACAGCAAAAACTACTGATACTATAACTGTAAATGTAGGAGCATCGGATCCTGATATTGAATGGACTCCAACTAATGCAACTTATGACCCTGCTAATGGTGATTTCGTAATTACAACTGGAACTCACACATTAAGTGTTGGAGAAGGTATAGTATTAAGTACTGGTTCATTTGCATTTACTTGTGATATGGATAACAACCAATCAACTAAATCTTATCCTAGATTTGGAATTGACCCATTCGCTGGACGTTCAATGAAACTTACTTCGGTAACTTCAAATACAATGACGGTAAATGTAGGTATATCAGGTCCTAATAAATACTTTACACCAACTACTGCATCATATGATGCTTTAAGTGGTGATATGACTCTAACTGTTACTGAATCATTTGGTTTAGGAGTAGGAAGAAGTGTAGTATTAGAAAATGAATCTTTTGCGTTCACTTGTGACCAAGATGGAGATGCTACAACTCACTCTTATCCAAGAAGTGGTTCTGACCCATACGCTGAACAATCAATTGTGATTACTTCGGTAGGTACAACATCGCATACTCCAACAAACGCTCCATACAACTCAGTAACAGGTGTAGTAACACTAACAATCGCCAATCACGGATTTAGTAATGGTGATTATGTTAAAGTTGCTGATAACGCATTAACTTATACTTGTGTATTAGATGATAATACAACTACTAAATCATATCCAAGACCTGGTTATGATTACCCATCTGGAAGATGGCTAGAAATTTCTAATGTAACTACGAATACATTTAATATTAATATTGGTGCATCATCATATATAGGAGAACACAAATTTATATCAGCTGCAGCAAATGGTATTGAGAGACAAACTGGTACATTTACAATAAATGTAGGTGATGGTGGAAGCGCTTCAGGTTCATTACATACATTCGTATCAGCTTCAGCAAACGCTGTTAAACATGAACCTCAATCATTACATACATTTGTATCTGCATCTAAAGGAGCAGTTAAACATTTACCTCAGGCAGGTCATACTTTTGTTAGAACTGAAAATAACTCAATAAGTATTTTACCAAAATTAGTAACTAATGCTGAAAACAATATTAAAGTAACTTCAGCAAATCAGTTTACTTCTTCTATTGTAGGTTCATCAATTGAAATTAATAAAGTAAATACATCAGTTGGTATAATTGAAAATATATTACAAAATGGATTGGGTGTTAAACCAAACGTTGTTAAAAATAACTCTGATGTTGATAACTTAATTAAAGTTACTGACGCAGTTCAATTTACATCTGAATCATTTGGAGATAGATTACAACAAAGATTAATTTCATCATCAATTGCAATTGTAACTAATATTGTTAAAAATGGAACTGGTTCATTACCAACTGTTGTTGAGTATGGAGCTCCATCAGAATCACCAACAACAATTGCAGCATATAACTTATTAAAAGAAAATATTGGATTTATTCAAAGTGAATCAATTGCTTATTTATCATCTTCTTGGTCAACTGCATCATATGATGAAAGTAAGTGTAGTAGAGATATAGGAGGAATTATAAGTGGGGCAGCTGAAGATATGTTGTATAACGCAAATTCTGCATCTATATTCAATGGTAAATTCTACTATGATTTCCCATCTCAGGCACAAGGTGCACAATTACAACAAACTTTAGATGGTATTAATTATGCTGGTAGATTAGCAGAAAGTATTGTAAGAGGATATACGTTCCAAACTGCATCCGCAGTAGTTAGTGGTTCTTATGAATTGATTAGAAATAATAGAGAATTTATTCAAAATGAAACAATTGAATTCTTATCATCTTCGTGGGATGGATTTACTTATAATGAAATAACTTGTAAAAGAGATATTACTCATATTATAGATGCAGTTTCTACTGATTTATTATATGGTGGAAATGAAAGAAGTGTGAATGCTGGAGATTATTATTACAGATTCCCATCAGCAGCTATTAGTGGTGGTGTACCAAATGAAAATAGACAAAAAGACCCAACTGTAACTGCTATTGATTATGTACAAAATATAGTAACTGAAATAGTAAGTGGAGCTGTTTTCCAAACTGCATCAAATGAAGTTGAATTTGTTTATGATACAATTAGAGAAAATAGAGAATTCTTACAAGCTGAAACTGTAGCATTCGTAAACGCTAAATATCCAAACTTTGAATACAATGAATTAAGTTGTAGTAGAGATACTGGATTCATAATTGATGCTGTTGCTACTGATTTAAGATATGGTGGAAACCAAAGAGCATTAACTGCTGGTGAATTCTATTATAGATTCCCATCTGAAGCAACTGGTAATCAATTAGATGAAACTACTGATGCATTAATCTATACTAAAGATTTAATTGAAAAATTAGTTAACAAAGAAACATTATTTGTTCAAACAGGAAGTTTGAATACTGATAATGGAATTAAAGTAACTTCATTCTCACCAGCAACTGGTAGTAGTATAACTGATGTTACTATTTTTAACACAATTTCATCTTCATTCGCAATTGTATCAGATGCAATAGCTAATGGAAAAGCAGATTCAACTCCAACTAACGCAACTTATGACCCATCAAATGGTGAGTTTGTATTAACAATTGAAAGTCATTCTTATACTGAGGGTGAGGGTATATACTTATCACCTGAATCGTTCACATTTACTTGTGATATGGATAACAACAAAACTGAAGATAAATTACCTTCAGTTGGACAACCTGCTTACAATAATGAATTAGAAATTCTTTCAAAAACCAATAATACTATAACTGTTAACGTAGGAGCGTCTGGACCTAATGTAGAATTTAATCCAACAACTGCATCTTATGACCCAGCAACGGGTGAATTCGTAATGACTGTTGAAAGTCATAGTTTAAGTATTGGTGAAGGTATCATTTTAGATATTGAATCATTTGCTTTCACTTGTGATATGGATAATAATCAATCAGTTAAATCATATCCAAGAGTTGGTATTGACCCATTCGCTGGACGTTCAATGAAGATAACGGATATTACTGATACTACAATGACTGTAAATGTTGGTATTTCGGGTCCAAATAAATTCTTTACACCATCGGATGTTGATTACAACGCATTAAGTGGTGATATGATTGTAACTGTTGGACAGCATGGTATAGGTGTTGGTAGAAGTGTAGTATTAGAAAATGAATCATTCGCATTTACTTGTGACCAAGATGGTGATACATCTGTTCATTCTTATCCAAGAAGTGGTTCTGACCCATACGCTGAACAATCAATAGTTATTACTTCAGTTGGAACTACATCACATACTGTAACTGATGCTCCTTATAACGCATCAACTGGTGATGTTACTATAACAATAGCTAATCATAATTTTAGTAATGGTGATTATATCAAATTAGATAATAATTCTCTAACTTATACTTGTGTATTGGATGGTGATACTGTTGAAAAATCATATCCAAGAGCTGGAATAGATTATCCAAATGGAAGATGGTTAGAAATTTCTAATGTAACTACAAATACGTTTGATATAAACATAGGTTCTTCCTCATATACAAACACACATACATTTGTATCGGCTACAAATGATGGATTAGAAAGACAAACTGGTACATTTACAATAAATGTAGGAGATGGTGGAAGTGCTTCTGGTTCGGTACACACATTTGTATCTGCATCAACAAACGCTGTAAAACATCTACCTCAATCAGTTCACACATTCGTATCAGCATCAAATGGAGCAATTAAACATTTACCACAATCAGTTCACACATTTGTTAGAACTGAGCAAAATTCAGTAAGTGTTGTTCAACCTGCATTTGAATATGGTTCATTATTAACTGGTTCTGATATTCTAACTACATATGGATTGATTACTGAAAGTGTACCATTTATACAAAATGAAGTTGTAGAATATATTTCTTCTTCGTGGATAGGATTTGATTATGATGATGTTAAGTGTAGAAGAGATGTTGGATTTATTGTAAATGGTGTAGCAGAAGATTTAAGATATGGAATCGTATCTCAATCAGTAGTAAACGCTAAGTTCTACTATCAATTCCCATCTGAAGCTAATGGAACTGGTTCTCAAGCTCAACAAACTATTGATGGTATCAATTACGCATCACAATTAACTGAACAAATCGTTAAAGGTGTAACATTTGATTTCCCATCAGCTCAAATATCAGCATCAGTTGAATTAATTAGAAATAATAGAGAGTTTATTCAATCTGAATCAATTTCTTACCTAAGTTCTTCTTGGGAAGGGTTTGATTATGTAGAAGCAACTTGTATGAGAGATGTTGGACATATTTTAGATGCAGTATCTACTGATTTACTTTATGGTGGTAACCAAAGAAGTAAGATTGCAGGAGAATACTACTACAAATATCCTTCATCAGCAACATCAACTCAATTAGAACCAACTACAACGGGTATTAAGTACGCGGGTGATGTGGCAAGTAAATTAGTACAAAACGAAATATTCGTAACGGCATCGGCTGAGAGATTAGCTGGAAATAAAGTTCTTTTAGATAATAAAGAATTTATTCAGAATGAAGTAATCGCTTACATCTCATCTTCTTGGAGTACATTTGATTACAATGAAGATAAATGTAAGAGAGATACTGGATATATCTTAAATGGTGTAGCAACGGATTTCTTATATGGTGGAAATGAAAGAGGTAGAGTAAATGGTGAGTACTATTACTTATACCCATCAGATGCAACTGTTAATTACCAAACTAATCCAAACGGACAATTAAATCAAACAATTGATGGAATTAACTACTCTGCTAGATTGGCTGAAAAAGTATTAGAAAATACAATATTCGTTTCACCAACATCTGAAGTATCTGCATCGGCTGAATTACTAAGAAACAATAGAAGTTTCGTACAAAATGAAACTATCGAATTTATATCATCTTCTTGGAGTAATGTAACTTACAACGAAGATAAATGTAGAAGAGATACTGGATATATAATTGATGCAGCTGTAACTGATTTAGTTTACGGTGGAAATGAAAGAAGTAGAGTAGCTGGATTATACTATTGGAGATACCCATCAAGAGCAACTAAGGGTGGTACTCCATCAGAAGCTAATCAGTTAGACCCAACAATTGATGGAATTAGATTTGCTAATGGAACTTCACAAAATGTAGTTCAAAACTTAGAATACATAAATCCATCAGCTGAAATTAAAAATGGTGTTCAGTTATTAAGAGATAACACAACATTTATACAAAAAGAAACAATCGCTTATCTAAGTTCGTCTTGGAGTGAGTTTGAATACAACGAAGTTAGTTGTAGTAGAGATTTAGGATACATCATAGATGCAGTAGCAACTGATTTAACATATGGTGGTAATGCTAGAGCAGTACAAGCAGGTACATTCTACTACTATATTCCTTCAATCGCAACTACGGAACAAAAACCACAAACAACTGATGGTATTGATTTCTCAAAAGGGTTGGCTGAAAAGATAATCAAACAACAACAATTAGTATTCCCATTCTTATTAAATAAAAATGGAGCTAATGCACTTAGAGCGGAGAAAAAAGTATTACAAGGTAAGGCAATATCGTACACAAATGCGGCATTCCCTACTTTTGATTACAATGAAGAAAAATGTTATAGAGATACTGGATTTATTTTAGATGCTATCGCAACTGATATCATCTATGGTGGTAATGAGAGAAGTATCAGAGCGGCTGAATCGTATTACAATGGAGTGTATGGAAGTGCAGCTGTTGTTATTAACGAACAAAAGAAAGAAACTGCAGAAACTAATAGATATTTAAGAACTCAATTCCAATTCGCTGCTAGACAAGCGCCTGTTGAAGAGTTTGGTTCTTTAATTATTACAACTGGACATGATTTCTCTTACGCTGGTGCTGGTGTAACTTATAAAGCATTACCTCCTAACCAAGGTGGTGATGGTGTACCTGATCCTGATAAGGAAATTACTGAAATTGGTGGAGGTAGAGTATTCTTTACTTCTGGTAACGAACTTGGTGACTTTAGAATTGGTGGAGGTCTTGTTATTAAACAAGCTTCTGGTACATTAGAGGGTAGAACATTCTCTAAATCGTTATTCTCACTTGTAACACCATTCTCATTAGCACTGCAGGATTAATAAAAAAAGTGAATAAAAATAAAAGAAATATTTATATAGGATATGGCAGAAGAATTAATACCACTAAACGCATTTAAATCCGTACTTACCACTTTGACAGGTGATGATGATGTAGTATATTCAGCTCCAAAAGGAGTTTCTACTATTTTATTATCTGCTCAAATAACGAATACTGGAACTACAGATGAACCCGTTACTATTAGTATAACAAGTAATAGGGATTTGCCAGTTCCACAAGTAGATTCAATAAGTAATTCGGGTAGTTTTTTAAGCGCATCCGCACTTATAGCTAAAAATCAAACATTTTTAGAAAAAGAATCAGCGGCATACACAAATTTTCAAAACAATTTAACACAAATTCCATTTAGTTTTACATCTTCTTTCTTTGAAGGATATGTTAGAACTGCTGTGGATGGTGTTGAGGCGGATTTAATCGAAGGAGGAACACTTCAGAGTAAAAAAGCAGCTCTTTCTTATTATAATAAGAACGGAGAAATCTTAATACCTAATGATTATTATACAGCATCTTATCAATCGATAGATTACGCTAATTTATTAGTACAACAAATACTTATTAATGAATCTGTAACGGGTTCAATTGATATACCTAGATTATATCAAGATAGTGTTACACAATCTTTTGATAATACATTAATAGCAGAATCAGGTTCAATCAGTGCTTCAGTTAATTTGTTTGATGCAATATCTGATACCATATCAAATCCAACGAGAGTTGAACAAGAACCCGTTGATTTAATTACAAATGTAACGATACCTGCTGGAGATTCATTATCACCGATTGTGGCGGGTAAATTAGTATTAGAACAACAATTTTCACTAATTGTATCAGGTTCTACCGATTTAACGGTAATTCTATCGATACTTGAAAGTGCAAACGAATAATTATATATTAAGAACACAAATAAATGAGCCAATTATTAAGCGGAAAGGTTAAAGTAATAAGGCCCTCCGATGTATCGGAGAATAGATATGAATATCTAAGGCTGAATGAGGCTGAACCAAACTTAGGTGTACCTGAGAGTGGTTCACTTTCTTCTGGTTCTATTGCTCTTGTTGCTTCTGATGCTGATGGTAATCGTTTATTTGTTACAACACTTCAATTAGAGCAAGTTACTGGTTCATTTAGTGGTTCATTTAGTGGAGATGGTTCTGAATTAAATAACCTTCCAGAAGCAGTAAGATTATTATCAGGTTCTGCATCAGCATCAATTTCACCAAATACTGGATTCTTAGTAAATGTATCATCATCATTTGATGGTGATGTAGATGTAGATGGTGATGTAAGAGTTACTGGTGATTTAATTGTTGATAATCGTATTGTAGCTAGAGAATTAATTGTAGAAATTATTTCCTCTTCAGTTATTTTTTCATCTGGTTCAAATATCTTTGGTGATGAACTTACTGATAAGCAAGAATTTACAGGTTCAGTTGGAATTACTGGTTCATTAGAAATAAATGGTGATACAAATGTTACTGGAGGATTTAGTGTAGAAGGAACATCATCTTTATCAGATACTATAATAGTAGGAATAACTGAATTAAGTGGTTCTACATTCGCAAGTGGAACTATTGAATTAAATAGTGGTTCATTCTTTAGTGGTAGTGGTGAGGGATTATTTAACATTCCAAAATCAGCACTAGCACCTGATGCATTAGTTACTCCAATCATAGCAACTGGTTCAGTAAGTGCATCTGTTGATGATTCTGGATTCTTTAGAGTATTTGGTAGTAGTTCAGTAACAACTGAATTAAGTGGTTCACTTTTAGTTAGTGGAAATATAGAATTAAATAGTGGTTCTTCATTTAGTGGTAGTGGTGAAAATCTTTTTAACATTCCAAGAACTGCACTTACCGATGATGCATTTGATTCATCAAGAATCGTAACAGGTTCAGTAACCGCATCTTTAGACCCATCTGGAGTTTTTAAGGTAGAATCAACTGGTTCAGTAAAATCTGAATTTAGTGGTTCAATATTTGTAAGTGGAGCAGTTCAACTTAATAGTGGTAGTATATTTAGTGGTAGTGGTGCTAATCTTTTCGATATTCCTCGTTCAGCACTTACCGAAGATGCATTAGAAACGAATTTAATTATTAGTGGTTCAGTAACTGCTTCCGTATCACCTGATACTGGTTTTGTAGTAAACTCATTAGATAGTGGTTCAACATTTACAGGTTCAATATTTTTAAGTAGTGGTTCATTTATTTCTGGTAGTGGTGAAAAATTATTTAATGTACCATTAGCAGCACTTTCAGATGATGCTCAAGACGCTGTTGAAGCAGTTCTTGCTTTTGAAGCTGGTTTATTAGCAACTGGTAGTGTAACTGCATCGGTTTCTGATGCTGATGGATTTGTTGTAAAATCCGAAGCTAGTGGTTCAACATTTAGTGGTAGTTTAAGATTAAGTAGTGGTAGTATATTTAGTGGTAGTGGTGCAGAGTTATTTGATATACCAAAATCAGCACTTACTGAAGATGCACTTATTACAAATAATATTAGAAGTGGTTCAGTAACCGCATCAGTTTCTCCAAACTTTGGATTAGTTGTAGAATCAGAATTAAGTGGTTCTACTTTTACAGGTTCTGTATTTTTAAGTAGTGGTTCATTCTTTAGTGGTAGTGGTGAACAATTATTCAATATACCAAGAACTGCATTAACGGATGATGCACTTATTTCGAACTTAATATCTACTGGTTCAGTAACCGCATCGGTTTCAACTGATGGTTTCTTTAGAGTACAATCAACGGCTTCAGTAACAACTGAATTAAGTGGTTCGGTATTTGTTAGTGGTGCAGTTCAATTAAATAGTGGTTCAAAATATAGTGGTAGTGGTGAAGATTTATTTGATATACCATTCTCAGCACTTTCTAATGATGCACAAGAATCAATTGAAGCGTTAGTATCGAGAGAAGCAGTTTTTATTGGAACTGGTAGTGTAACTGCTTCAACTGATGATAATGTATTTAGAGTAACCTCAATAGATAGTGGTTCTATATTTAGTGGTAGTGTTCAATTAAGTAGTGGTAGTGTATTTAGTGGTAGTGGTGCGGAATTATTTGATATACCAAAATCTGCGTTAGTTGAAGATGCACTAATTTCTAATTTAATCACAACTGGTTCAGTAACCGCATCGGTTTTACCCGATGGTACATTTAAAGTATTCGGAACAGGTTCAGTAAAATCTGAATTTAGTGGTAGTGTTTCTATAACAGAAACATTAGATGTTCCAAAAATTATAGCTGATGAAATTACTGGTTCATTTAGTGGTTCATTTAGTGGTGATGGTTCGGATTTAAATAATATCCCTCAATCAGCACTTTCTGAAGATGCTGTTAGAATTGCTAGTGGTTCAGCAACCGCATCTATTTCACCTAACTTAGGATTTGTAGTAAATACATCAGCTTCTATACAAGGTGATTTAACAATTGATAATGATTTAACTGTTGTTGGTAGAATTACAGCTAACGAAATATTTACTGATTTTATTTCATCATCAATAATTTATTCTTCTGGTTCAAATATATTTGGTGATAATACTGGAAGTGATAAACAAACATTATTTGGTGATACTTCTATATTTGGTAATTTAACATCAAGTAAATTTATAAGTTCCAGTGGATTTGTTGGGGATGGTAGTGGATTATTTAATATTCCACAATCAGCACTTTCAGAGGATGCACCATTAATATCAAGTGGTTCAGTAACCGCATCAGTTTCTCCAAACTTTGGATTTGTAGTAAAATCTGTTGAAAGTGGTTCAATATTTAGTGGCTCTTTATTTGTAAGTGGAAATGTACAACTTGATGTTAGTTCATCATTTAGTGGTAGTGGTGCTAATTTATTTGATATTCCACAATCTGCACTTTCTGAAGATTCTCCAAGAATATCAAGTGGTTCAGCAACGGCATCTATTTCTCCAAACTTAGGGTTTGTTGTAAATACATCAGCATCTTTTGATGGTGATATTGATGTAAGTGGAACTGTATCTGCATCTATTTTTAGTGGTAGTGGTGAATCTTTATTTAATATACCTCGTTCAGCAATTACAGATGAAGCATTTAGAATTGTAAGTGGTTCAGTAACTGCATCGGTTCATCCGACTAGAGGATTTGAAGTAAACTCAACTGGTAGATTTGAAGATGATGTAACTATTAGTGGTAGTGTATTTATTTCATCATCAAATCAAATAAAAGATAATTTAACAAAAATAGTTACTGTTGGTTCAACTGATGATGGTAACAAATATTTTATAGATGGACAAATACATCCAGATTTATATTTAGTAAGTGGTAGTACATATACATTTGACCAATCAGATACATCAAATGAAACTCACCCATTAAAATTTTCTACAACATTAAATGGTATTCATTCTTCTGGAACTGAATATACTTCAAGTGTAACTACTGGTAGTATTGATGCTGGAAGTGCAGGTTCTCAAGTTAGTATATTAATAACATCAGAAACACCAACTCAACTTTACTACTATTGTTTGAATCATGGTGGTATGGCTGGGTCAGCTGTTATTAATGTTGTTAATGAATTCCCATACTTAGATTCACGAATTGAAGATAATCTAAGAATAGATGGAACATTAAATGTAACGGAATCAATTACTACTCCAAAGATTATAGCTGATGAATTTAGTGGTTCGTTTAGTGGTAGTGGTAGAGATTTATTTGATATTCCATTATCGGCACTTTCCGAAGATGTAATTCAACGAAGTTTTATAGCTAGTGGTTCTTTTACCGCATCAATTGCACCTGATGAGGGATTTGTAGTAAATACATCTTCATCTCTTCAAGGTGATGTTGATATATTAGGTGATACTACTATAACTGGTTCTTTAGTAGTTTCATCATCTATTTTATTAGAAAATATACCAACAAGTCGTTCAGTAATAATATCAGAAAGTAGGTACTTTATAGATGGTGTTGGTAAAGCAACATTTAAAACTATTAAAGATAACCCTTATTATTTTGATTTATCAGATAGTTCTAATGCTGGATTTGATTTCAAAATTTCAGAAAATTTAGATGGTACAAATTCTGACAGTGGTTCTCAATACTTTATTAATGTAGTTAGTAGTAGTGTAAATCCTGGTGCTAATGGAGCTTTCTTAACGATTACCCCATCAGCTAGTGCACCATCACAATTATATTATTACGCAGCACAATCAGAATCATATGGTAATGTATTTAATGTATTAGGTACAACTCCAGAAGTAACAACTAACATTCTCAAAGGAGATGTAGATGTAACTGGTAGTTTTGATGTAAGTGAAAAAATAACAGCTAATAAAATAGAAGCTGATGAAATTAGTGGTTCATTCTCTGGTTCATTTGTAGGGGATGGTTCTCAATTAACAAATGTACAAGCTGATTTATCACCTGTAATTGCTAGTGGTTCTGCTACGGCATCGGTTGAGAGTGGAGAATCGTTTGTAGTAACGGCAATAAGTGGTTCAGAATTTAAATCATCTTTAGATGTAAGTGGTAGTGTATCAATAGGATTCTTAACTGGAAGTAAAAATTTATCAGTAACTGGTTCGGTTGATATTGCTGAATCTGTAAGTGCATCATTCTTTGTTGGTGATGGTTCTCAATTAACAAATGTACAAGCAGCAGCTGCTCCTCTTATCTCAAGTGGTTCTGCTACGGCATCGGTTGCTAGTGGTGATACATTTGTAGTAACTGCACCAACTGGTGGAGCAGTATTCACTGGTTCAATTGTAACATCTGGTTCAATAACTGTTGGTGGTGGTGGAGTATTTACTGGTGATGGTAGTGGTTTAACAAATATTGATATTGCTAATTTATCACTAAACGTAACTCAGTTATCAAGTGGTTCAGCAACTGCATCTTTATCGGAAACTGAATTTAAAGTATTTAACGAAACCTCATCAATTGCAGTAGATTCATCATTTAGTGGTTCAGTTATTATTTCTGAATCTTTAGATGTTGGTGGTATTATTACTGGTGATGGTAGTGGGATTACAAACATTGATATTGCTAACTTAGCAATTGATTCATCAAAAATATTTACTGGTTCGGTAACTGCATCAGTTGACCCATTAGGTTTCTTTAGAGTTGAAAACTTAGATTCAAATATAAACTCAGGTTCAGTTAAAGTAGAAATTAGTGGTTCTCTACATGTTTCTCAATCAATAACAGCATCTTTATATAAAGGTGATGGTGGTGGATTATTTAATATTCCATTAGATGCACTTGAAGATTTAGAATTAGATAGAATTGTATCTGGTGCTGCTGAAGCAAGAGTAGACCCTACTGCTGGTTTAATCGTAAATAAACCAATTAGTGGTACATTATTTACTGGTGATGGTGGGGGATTATTTAATATTCCTGCAGAAGCATTAGAAGATTTAGAATTAAATCTTATCATAAGTGGTGGTATTAGTGCATCGGTTGATAATATAGAAGGGTTTAGGGTATTTTCTCCAACAAGTGGTTCTACTTTTATTGGTAATATAGAAATACCATCTGGAAGTGGATTCTTTAGTGGTAGTGGTGAGGGATTATTTAATATTCCTGCTGATGCTATTGAAGGATTAGACCAAAGTAGAATACTTAGTGGTTCTGTAACCGCATCGGTTACTCCTGATGATGGATTCGTAGTTAGGTCAATAGATAGTGGTTCAACATTTTTCGGAGATGTAACCTTCCAAAACGATGTAAGTGCATCTAAGATAACTGTAACGGATGAAATATTCTCACCAAGAATTACATCATCATTCGTAGGTTCATACCAAGGTGAAAATGTTGGTATAGATGTACCTGATGATTTAGATATTTTAGTATTTGATGCAGATGCAAACAAATTTAGACCTGTAACACAATTTGGTGATACTGCTGTATTCCCATTCTCAGATGTAACTCAGGTAACATTCCAACACAATTTCGCTATTGATTATCCAGTAGTTCAAATTTATGAAACTGGTTCAAATGGACAGATTATTCCACAAGCAATAGAATCAATCGATAGTTCATCGGTTAGAGTAACATTTAGTGGATTGACAAGTGGACAAGCAGTAATTGGTACTGGTGGTAGATTAGCAGGATTTGTACAAGGTAGTGATGTAGTAGGTTCAGTATTATCAGCATCATATGCTAGAAACGCTGATTTAGCTCAAACTGCATCAAACTTATTTGGATTCGATTCGGCATCTCTTGCTGAGATTGCTAATTTAGATAACTATATACAAAATGACCAAACGGCTTCAATGACTGTACTTTCAGCATCATATGCTGAAACTGCTTCATTCGCCGTAAACGCTGGTGATTTTAATACTGATAACTTTGTAAGAACTGACCAAACGGCATCGATGACTGTACTTTCAGCATCATACGCTCTTTCAGCATCTTATGCTATAAACGCTGTATCTGCTGAAGATTATGTAAGAAATGACCAAACGGCATCGATGACTGTACTTTCAGCATCTTATGCAGCAACTGCTTCATTCGCTTTAAATGCTGGTGATTTCTTAGGAGAAAATTTCTTACCAAATACTGGTACTGGTTCATTTGTTGGAAGATTTGAAGTAAGTGGTAGTTTAGTATCATCTGGTAGTACACAATTTGTAGGATTACAAACTGGTAGTTCAGATACAGTTTTAGTTATTGATGAATCAACTGGAAAAGTTTTCAAAAGAGATGTAACTGCTGTAAGTGGTACATCTGGTACTGGTGGTACATCGGGTTCTTCTGGTAGTAGTGGTACTACTGGAACGGCTGGTTCATCTGGTTCAAGTGGAACTTCTGGAACTGCTGGTACAAGTGGTAGTAGTGGAACTGCTGGAACAAGTGGTACTGCTGGTACTTCTGGTTCAAGTGGAACAGGTGGTAGTAGTGGGACAAGTGGTAGTAGTGGAACCGCTGGAACAAGTGGTAGTAGTGGAACTTCAGGTTCATCTGGTACTTCTGGTTCAAGTGGAAGTAGTGGTACTTCTGGTTCATCGGGTACTTCTGGAACAAGTGGAACGAGTGGTAGTAGTGGAACTTCAGGAACGTCTGGAACATCTGGTTCTTCCGGCTCAAGTGGTTCTTCTGGAAGTAGTGGTACATCTGGTACTGCTGGTACATCAGGTTCAACTGGTACATCTGGAACATCAGGTTCGTCTGGAACGAGTGGTACATCTGGTACTGCTGGTAGAGAAGGTGGAGCTTTGTTCATTGTTAGAACACCAGGTGGAAACAATTATACAATAGATGGATATAGTGGAAACCAACCATCATTAACTCTTGTAAGGGGTGAATTATATTACTTTGATGTTTCAAATGTAAGTTCATCACATCCATTTGCATTAAGATTAGAATCTGGTGATAATACAACTGTGCCTGGTACAACAAATAATGATGCAGGAGCTGGAGTTCATAGTACTTCTACTTTAATAGAATATAGAGTTCCTGAAAATGCTCCTAATAACATATATTACCAATGTAGTGTTCATGGTTCAATGCTTGGAACAATAAACATTGTTGATAAATACGGAACATCAGGTACATCTGGTTCAAGTGGAACTTCAGGCTCATCTGGTACGGGAGGTTCTTCTGGAACATCGGGTTCATCTGGTTCAAGTGGTATAAGTGGAAGTAGTGGAACTTCGGGTACATCTGGTTCAAGCGGAAGTAGTGGTAGTGGAGGTACATCCGGTTCATCGGGTTCATCTGGTTCAAGCGGAAGTAGTGGTACAAGCGGAACAAGTGGAAGTTCTGGTACAAGTGGTACAAGCGGAAGTTCTGGTTCAAGTGGTTCTTCTGGAAGTAGTGGAACAAGCGGAAGTAGTGGAAGTAGTGGTACGAGTGGACAAGAAGGTTCTTCAGGTTCAGCTGGTACTTCTGGTTCATCGGGTACTTCTGGTTCTTCTGGTTCGACAGGTACTAATGGTACATCAGGTACTTCTGGAACAAGTGGAACAAGTGGAGCAGAAGGTTCATCAGGTTCGGCTGGTACATCTGGAACTTCAGGTACAAACGGAACATCAGGTTCATCTGGAACAAGTGGAAGTAGTGGTACAAGTGGTACTTCTGGAACAAGCGGAACAACTGGAACTTCTGGAACAAGTGGAACGTCTGGTAGTGGAGGTTCAGCAGGTACATCGGGTACATCTGGAACTTCTGGAACAACTGGTTCTGAAGGAACTTCTGGTACATCTGGAACGAGTGGTAGTAGTGGAACAAGTGGTTCTGATGGAACGAGTGGTAGTAGTGGAACTTCTGGTACATCTGGAACGAGTGGTAGTAGTGGGACAAGTGGTTCAGCAGGTACATCGGGTACATCTGGTTCTAATGGAACAAGTGGTTCAGCTGGTACTTCTGGTACAACTGGTACATCAGGTACATCAGCTGAGGGAAGTAGTGGAACGGCTGGTACTTCTGGAACAAGCGGAACAACTGGAACTTCAGGTTCAGCAGGAACAAGTGGTACATCTGCTGAAGGAAGTAGTGGTACATCAGGTACATCTGGAACAAGTGGAAGTAGTGGTACAAGCGGAACAAGTGGAACATCAGGTTCTTCTGGTACATCCGCAGAGGGAAGTAGTGGAACAAGTGGAACTTCTGGAACAACTGGAACAAGCGGAACAACTGGAACAAGTGGTAGTTCTGGTACATCAGCTGAAGGGAGTAGTGGAACATCAGGTACATCAGGTACAAATGGTACTAGCGGAAGTAGTGGGACAAGTGGTTCGGCAGGTTCGTCTGGTACAAGTGGAACTTCAGGTTCTTCTGGTGTAGATGGAACATTCTTCGGTTCATCTGGTTCAAGTGGAACCGCAGGTTCATCGGGTACTTCTGGATTAGGAAGTGATGGTACATCTGGAACAACTGGATTAGATGGAACGTTCTTTGGAAGTAGTGGTACTTCTGGAACATCTGGAACCAGCGGTAGTAGTGGCTCATCTGGTACTGCTGGCTCTTCAGGTACAACTGGTACATCGGGTATTGATGGAGAAAATGGAGCTAATGGTACAAATGGTACTTCGGGTTCATCTGGACAAGATGGAACTAACTTTGGTACTGCTGGAACTTCTGGAACGAGTGGTACAACTGGAACATCAGGTTCTTCTGGTACAACTGGAACTTCAGGTTCTTCTGGTTTAGATGGAACTAATTTTGGTACGGCTGGTACTTCCGGTACGAGTGGAGCAGGTACATCTGGTACAAGCGGTGAGAGTGGTAGTAGTGGGACAAGTGGTACAACTGGTACATCAGGTGTTGATGGAACATTCTTCGGTTCATCAGGTACGGCTGGTACTTCTGGTACTTCTGGTGCTGGAACATCAGGTAGTAGTGGGGTAAGTGGAACGAGTGGAACAAGCGGACAAGATGGAACATTCTTTGGTTCAGCTGGTTCATCTGGAACAACTGGTACTGGTGGTTCATCTGGCTCATCTGGTACTTCATCAACTGCTGGTACATCGGGTACAACTGGTACTTCAGGTTCTTCTGGACAAGATGGAACATTCTTTGGAAGTAGTGGTACACATGGTACTTCGGGAACTTCAGGTTCAACAGGTACCGCTGGTACTGCTGGTACTGGAGGTTCATCAGGTACTTCTGGAACAACTGGTACAAGTGGTATTGATGGAACTTTCTTTGGTTCATCTGGTTCTTCTGGTACGCGTGGTACGAGTGGAGAAAGTGGAACATCTGGTGTAAGTGGAACTGCTGGTTCATCAGGTACTTCTGGACAAGATGGTACTTTATTCGGAAGTAGTGGTTCAAGCGGTACAAGTGGAATAAGTGGTTCTTCTGGTACGAGTGGAGAAAGTGGTTCAGCTGGAACATCAGGTACTTCTGGACAAGATGGTACTTTATTTGGAAGTAGTGGTAGTAGTGGTACGAGAGGTACTGCGGGTTCATCGGGTTCGTCTGGTACTGCATCAACGGCTGGTTCATCTGGAACGGCTGGTACATCTGGTACAAGTGGTTTAGATGGTACTTTATTCGGAAGTAGTGGTAGTAGTGGAACAGGTGGAACTTCTGGTTCTTCGGGTACATCGGGTATAACTGGAGAGGGTGGTTCATCAGGTTCGTCTGGTACTGCTGGTACATCTGGTTTAGATGGTACTTTATTTGGAAGTAGTGGTACGAGTGGTACAAGTGGAACTTCTGGTTCATCAGGTGAAACTGGTTCTTCGGGCTCATCTGGTACATCTGGTTCAAGTGGATTATTAAATGTAGATAATGATGCAGAAGATAGAGTTGTTACTATGGAAGGTGATGGAACTGCAAATGCAGAAGCTAATTTAACATTCAATGGTAATTTATTAGATGTAACTGGTGATTTAGATGTAAGTGATGCTACATTCTCTACAAGATTCCACGAAAACTACTACGATATAGGTAATTCAAGTGGAACAACAAATATAGATTTAACTGAAGGTAACAACTTTAGAATCAATAGAACTGGTAGTATAACAATTTCTCTTTCAAACGCACCAACAGGCCCTCGTGCAATTGGATTTACATTGGTGTTGGAAGATGGAAGTGGTGGTACTGCAACTGTAAGTTGGCCTGGTATAATACAATGGGCTAATGGAGCAGCACCAACACTAACAGCAAATGGAAAAGATATATTAGTATTCTATACTTATGATGGGGGGAGTACATATTATGGATTCCTAAGTGCAAACAATGTAAGTTAATGAATAGTTATGAGTATAGCAAGACGTTTAATTTCAATAGAAGCAGGACAAGTGAGACCTTTTAAATTTACAATACAAACTGGAGGAGCAAATACACAATTTGAGTTGCCCCTAACTTCACCTGGTGGAAAACAACCTAATATAGTTGTTGACTGGGGTGATAGTAGTGGTACAACTACAATATTACAAACTCTTGATTCTGGTAGATTCCATACATATTCAACTGCTGGTACTTATCAAATTATAATTAGTGGATATTGTCCAGGTTTTAATGTGAATAACAATTCATCATATAAAGGATTATATCGTTCAGTTGATGATTGGGGAGGTATTGATTTTGAACAAATTGACTTTTTTGGATGTATTAATTTAACAACAATCCCATCAGATGTTTCTAATAATGCAACCTTAAACGAAGGATTAAATACTGTACTTAGATTTAACTCTACATTTAGACAAACTGGAATAACAATAATTCCAAATGGTTTATTTGATTTTTCATCAAATGTTACTTCTTTTGTTAATACATTCGTATTTTGTACTGGAATTTCATCGATACCAAGTGGATTATTTGATAATAATACAAATGTAACATCTTTTTCTGGTACATTCAATGCATGTTTAACTTTAACATCAATACCAAGTGGATTATTTGATAACAATACACAAGTTGTAAACTTTGAATCAGTATTTAGGAATTGTAGGTCAATAACCGCAATTCCATCAAACTTTTTTAGTAACAACCAATCGGTTACAACATTCTCTAATGCATTTAATATGGCAACAACAGCTAACTCATTAGGTGGAGCAACTCCAACTGATACACCAAGTGGTGATGAAATTTTTGAAAGAACTCCAACACCTATTGGTACTGATTGTTTTGCATTTTGTAGTGGTTTAACTAATTTTGGTTCGATACCAGCAACATTTAAATAAAATATTATGTATCTAAAAGTATCAGGTTCAACTATAACATATCCATATTCGGTTCAAAATTTAAAAATTGATAATCAGAATACAAGTTTTCCAACAATTATCACAGATAGTTTATTGGAAACTTTTGGTGTATATAATGTTGAATTAAAAGATAGTGGTTATGACGATGATTACACTAAAGATGTAGTAGAAGTAACTCCAACTTTATCTGGTTCAGTATATGTACAAACATATGAAATATCAGATGCAGATGAAGCTACAATAAATACAAGAAAAGAAATAAAGTGGTCTGATATAAGAGATAGTAGAAATACATTATTGAGTAATTCTGATTGGACTCAATTTCAAGATTCACCAATCACAGGTTCTCAACTAACTGATTGGCAAAATTATAGACAATCTTTAAGAGATGTAACAACACAATCAGACCCTTATAATATTGTATGGCCTACAAAGCCATCTTAAAAGGTAAAAGATATTTATTTGATATTTATATCAAAGAAAACGATAATTATCAATGAGAATAGACCAACCTAGTTTTTCCGGTTCGATTACACAAGCTCCTTCGGCATACGCTGATTTGAGTGGTTCATTCACTGGTTCATTTACAGGTTCACTTAGTGGTTCATTTATTGGTGATATTACAGTTGAGCAGGCTGAATTTAGTAATTTAACTGTAAAACAAACATTAAACGTTGGTACGGAAAATACTGATGGTGGTGTAAATATTATTAATAGTGGTTCAGTTCAAGTAAGTGGTTCAATAAATGTAACAAATGGAAACGCATTTACAGTTGAAGGTGTAGATGTATTAGATTCTGCGTTGGCATTTTCAATAGCATTAGGATAAAGATATGGCAAATGTATTTAAAAATAGTATAAAAGGACCTGCAGGAACAGGTGGATTGAGTGTTTATACAACACCAGCTGCAACATCAACAACTGTGATTGGTGTAAATGTAGCAAATATTGTATCTCAAAACATTTATGTAGATGTACAAATAACCGATAATTCTGCTAGTGTTACTAAATATTTAGTAAAAGGAGCAGTTATCCCAAATGGTTCATCGGCAGTTTTAGTTGGTGGTGACCAAAAAGTAGTTTTAGAGGCAAACGATTCAATAACAGTGACATCTAATGTTAATAGTTCGGCAGATGTTATTTTATCAGTATTAGAGATATCATAAATAGAGGTTAATGGAATACGGAGGAAAGAACCCAAACGGAATCAATCAGGTCAGTCAAAGTTTACTTTCGATTGATGTTCAAGGTGTAGAACAAGCAACTATATCTACATCTTCGGTTGATATCAATACGTCTTTAAATGTAGATAATAGTGTAACTGCATCTTCTTTTAGTGGTTCTTTCAGAGGAGATGGTTCAGAATTAAATAATATACCAACATCAGCTCTTACTGGTGATATAGCAAGAATAGCAGAAGGTTCAGCAACCGCATCAGTTGAAAGTGGAACTACATTTGATGTAACTGGTAATACTACAATAACAGGTTCATTAAATATAAGTTCAAATGTATCAGCATCAAGATATGATGGTGATGGTAGTGGTTTATATAATGTACCAGCATCAGCATTAGGTGATATCGATAGATTAAAATCAGGTTCAGCAGAAGCTGTAATTTCTGAAAATAAAGGTTTAAGAATAAACACAGGTACTACAATTGATAAATTTTTAATTGTAACTGGTAGTGGTATTTTTAAGAATAATGCACAAATAGATAACGATTTAACAATCGGAAACGATTTATCAGTAGGTGGAACAATAACATCAACTGAATTAATAACAACATTTATTTCATCATCAGTAATTTACGCATCGGGTTCGAATGTGTTTGGTGATGAAAGTACTGATTCACATCAATTTACAGGTTCAGTATTAATTAAAGATTCGGTAGTAATTCCAGTCTTTAGTTCAGAACCATCTGGTGGTGTAGTTGGACAATTATATTATAACTCAACTGATACTAACATATTTAGATACACAGGTTCAGAATGGGAACCAGCAGCTGGTACTGCTGGAACATCTGGAACATCTGGAACGTCTGGTACATCTGGAACTTCTGGAACTTCTGGAACTTCTGGAACAAGTGGTACATCTGGTTCATCTGGGATAGATGGTACTGATGGTACTTCTGGTAGTAGCGGTTCAAGTGGAAGTAGTGGAACTTCAGGTACATCTGGAACATCTGG